CATTGCCAACACTTATTTTTAATGTAGTTGATGCTGCTAATTTATTAAACACACCAACTAACATATCTTCAATGCCAATTAGATTGCCTTGGTTATCTAGCATTGGAACGATCATTACAATTTTAAAATTAGCTTTAGGTGCAACACTTGAATAAATATTGTTAGAAGGTTCAAGATATGGGTCATCCGGCTGAACAATTACTGAATTTGCAATGGGTGTAGCAGGTGGAAAGGCAAAGACCTGCCACACCCCTGCGTTCTCTAACGCAGTCGCAAGGGTTGACCTGAGAGTTGTAACGGCAACTGTCATTTAGCCAACCAAGCCATTAGGGGCTAAATGGTTTGCAATTAACCCACGAACTCTAGCAATTAAAGTATTGCCCATGCGATAAGGTGAAGGCTGGAAGTCTGGAGAAATTCCGCCTGCGTTTGATGCTTGCCTTGCTTGCCAAATATCAACTGCGATCATTGCGCTTGCTTGTCTTACTTCTGCAATTGTCGCATAATCAACATTAGTTGGCGCAGATATTGTGCCATAGGGTCTAATTACTCTTTTAGTTTCTACTGATACATGACTAATGACATAAGAAATAGAATAATCTGTTATTGCTGTTACTGTCTTATTACCACCGTTATAGTGTGCTGCTACATTTTCTACCGTTACTATTTGACCTATTTGTATGTTATGTTTTTCATCTGTATAAAGAGTTGCTAAAGTAGTTGTACACTCTCTTGCAACTGCATTGTAATCGTTAAACCATAGATAGCCTTTAACAATATTTTCGGCAGCCTGCGCCACTTCTTCCACTACTGAGTCAGAATATAAACTACCAATTCCAAGTAATGTGCGAAGCTCAGCTTTAGTCACATAAGTAGCCGGCAATTTATTATCCTTTCTTAAAGTAAAGGGGCGAAGGCTTCCTGCGCCCCTTTACGCTTGATTCCTATGAAGGAAAGTTTATGCAACCATCCACTTGTAAGCACCGGCAGCAACTTTATTAGCAATTGCGCCATAGCCATAGTAAGAAACTTCAATTTGTCCTGTTGAGATTAAATTGGTTTCTAGGCGGTACTTAGTTGATTCATACCATGTGTAAGAAGATGGGTTAATGATAATCATTGAATTGTCGCCTGTACCTGATAATGCGCGTGATACGCGTAGGTTTAAGCCACCAATGTTACCGCGAACATTTGTAGGGGTCAGATTTCCTGAAGCGTTCTGAGGATTGATTGTCTGAGTAAATACTGCTCTGTTTGAGCCATCTACTAGACCCATCAATGCACCCCATTGCTCAGGTGATACAACAATGTTTTCAGCAAAGCCAAGTGTGCCTGAATAAATAGACACTGCTGCATCTGAAATAAAGTCTTGTATGTTTGCTGCTGTCAATGTACGGTTTCCGCCGTCTGTACCTGCTGTAATTAACGCAGAACCAACAGCAGTATCAGTTGCTTTAGCATAAGCAAATTCCATTTGGCGTACTAACTCTGAGAAGAACGCTGGAGACGATCTGTCCAACAATTCTACTGAAAATTTCTGGCTGCCAGCGTACTTACCAACACTTACTGACAAGAAGGAAATATTTTGATCTTGCTCAGATGGTGCTGCGCCCTCTGCTGTTAATGCAACAGATGGAACTTGAGTAAGTTTTGGAATTTCAAAAGTCATACCTGCATCTGGCAGTGCTGCTGTTGAAATAGAGTCGATAAATGGACGGTCAGCATTTGAAAGAGGGTTAATTACCTCAGTTAGTTGACGAGTAGGAATTAAACCACTGTTGTCAGTTGTATCTGCTGCTGCGCGGATGTATGAACGAGCATCCTCATCATTTAGATATTGTGCACGAAGTGTGTTCTCTAAAAATTTTTCTTTTGAGAACTCAAGGCGTGGCTTTGTGTAAATTGCTGCTGTTACTGTTGGGCGAGAGGCTTCAACCGCAGGGGTCTCTACTACCTCACTTGCAACAGGTGTATCAGGTGTTGTGTTTTCCACAATTTCCTCATTTTCTGTTTTGGTTTCGGTTGGTTCTGCCTCTGCGCTTGACGCAGCGACTGAAGTGACGGCAGCACTCTCGAAAGCGGCAGCCTGTACTAGGCTGACTTCCATAAGTTTTGCCGCACTAACTCTATATATGCCATTAGTGTTTTTTCCTTTAAGTACTTCAACACCAACGCTTAATCCTGATCTTAAACTTTCACTTGCTTCAATAAGGCTGTCAGTTCCCCTAGTTGTATTAGAAACTTTAAACTCTGCATAAATACCTGAGTCATCCTCATCAACCTTCTTCATGCGACCTATTGGAGATTTAGGGTCATGCTCAAGTAATAACTTAACTTTTGAAGGGTCATCAATTTTAATTGAACCTTTTTCAAATATAACTTTGCCAACTGAAGTATTGCCAATCTCATTTTCAAACGGCACGATTTTACCAGAAATTATCCGACGAGACTCTGAAGCCTCTAAATCTGCACTAAAGTTAATTATTTCCATTTGGGCTTAGTTCTTCCATTTCTCTAGCTTGTTCTACGGTTATTAAATTAAGGGTTAGCATTTTTTCAATTACTGCTAATCTTTCTAATGGATTTGCTCTTAAAAATCCGGAGTCCATGTCGAAAGCAATAAATTGTGTGTTGCTTGAAAGATCATCCATACTTAGACGATTTTCTACTGCACTTACATAAGGTTGCAGGGATAGTGCAACGAATTGACGCCTTTCGTCCTGCAAATTTGCATAGGTCATACTATTATTCATGTCCGCGCTAATATAATACGCCGGAATATTACAAAGCCTTGCAATCTGCGTTGCCATGTATTGCAACGAGTCATTGTAGGTCATATCCTTAGGTGAAAACGAAGTTGGTTGAAATTCTAAACTTGAAGTTAAATATGCAGTTGATCTTTCTGCGCGAGAACGACGCCAAGCTGCTAATAGACCTGCAACTTCTTTTTCGCCAAGGTCTGCACCGTTATTTTTTAATATACCGGCTGGAGTTGGAACTGAAGCTGCATTTGCGGCGGCTTTTTCTAAATCTATTGCAGCGCGTAAAATTCTTGAACCGGCATGAAGTATTCCATCAATAGGTGATTGGAAAGTGACAAGCGAGCCAATTCCTGACATTGGTCTTTCACGACCATCTACGGTATAGAAATCGACAAAAGTGTTTAATTTATTTAATTGAACTTGAACTCTAGTATTATTTACAAAATCAAATCTTGCAGGACGATTATCGTCTTGATAAACTTCAGTTACTTCTAAATACGCCGTTCCGTAGAAAAGTAATGCGTCAACTAACGCGGTGACAATAACTGAGTTAGGTGCTGATTTAGATAATTGATTTACCCAAGGCAAATTTGGTAATTCTTCTTTTGTAGCTTTTGAATATGTGGAAAGTTCCATAGTGCCGATAGTTGTGGCTATTAAATTGCGACAGCGCATAACACTTGGTACAGAAATTGCTTCGTCTCTACTTACAGATTGAAACGGTGTAAATTGAGAATAATAAGTAAATGGGTCAGTTACGACAGGTGGCGCAAGTTGCGCAGTTATTTGAGGTTTAGGCTGTAAGCCTACTAAATCGCGGAAAAATCCCATTAGACAATTATATCATCAATTTAAACGAATATCTTAGGTATTGAGATTGGTTTGCTCAACATGTGAACAACCATTGCAGTTGAAATACTAGCTGCCACGCATCCTGCTGATTTTCTGCGGATGATTCTCCAACCTGCGTCGTTTGTTTTGGCGGCTGCATTATTCATTGAGTTAACCCACTCTGGTTGCCCACTATGAACAAGCCTCAAATTAGAAAGACTGTCGGCAAGCTCTCCGCAAGCCTGATAAAACGACTGTCCGCTAATATCTATAAGTTTGTGATTTGATTGTTCTAATTTTTGAGCAATAGAGGCAGTTGCATATTTATCGTAAGCAATTTGAACTGGTCGATACTTCATAGCCCAATCATGAATTGAACTAGCCATTTTAACTTCATCAATGGCAACTTCACTGCTAAAGGTTTCCATTACTCCAACCGCAATTTTGCCGTCAACAATTTGACCGGCGACTAAAGCGCCTGTTCTTTTACTTGGACTAACATCAAAGGCCATAACAGTCATTGCACCCACTGGCAAAATCAATTCTGATACTGAACATGCTTCTATTGAACCAAATGTCCAAGGTGAAACTTGAGAGTCAATCCACATACAAAGCGTTTCAGTCAAGGTAGCTTCAATCGAGTTAGTTGCGATTGATTCTTCAATTGCTTCTTCGGTTACGGTATAACCAAGAGCAGGATTAGCCATTGCCCAAAATTTACGGTTTTTAATATCTTGCCTTGCAGCCAATGGTGCTGAATACTCCCAAAAGCCAAAAGTCTTAGAAGGGTAATCCATAGCTCTTTCTCTTAAATCATTTAACACGGTACTAAAGGCATCACCGGCATTTGAAGTAAACAATGTTTGAGAATTAGGTCTTGCTCTAGTTGTTGGCACTGCCGCTTTAAAGGCTTCTTCACTTACCTCGCGTAACTCATCAATGTAAAGGAAGTCTGCTGTCTTTCCTCGGCTTCCATCCCTAGTAGCTGCGACGATCTCATATCGAGCGCCATTAAGTAATGTAATTGATTCTTGACCGTTTGCATATCTAATGCGCCTAACCTGCGCTTTTAAGAAGTCATTGTCCTCAATAGTGTTAGCAACCTGCCTAAATGTATCTAATGCCATGTTTCTGTTAGAGGACATTGCAATAATGTTCTTTTCTTCAAAAAGGAACAGTCCGGCCAAGATACGCATACGAGCAAGGTGAGTCTTACCGACTTGTCTCGCGCAAAGCAATAAATTGCTCTTTCTAATGAATTGATTTTTATTATCTACAGAAAGCATGTCAGAAAGTACATAATGTTGCCAAGGCAACAAAGGCATCCCAATTTTCTCAGCTAATCTAGCCACTTCATCAATTCGTGATTTAGTTTTAAGCGGCGGTGTTTGTAATCGCGGTTTTGTGTTGCCTAATATGCGTTTTTTTGTTAGCCCTCGTTGCGCTGGTTTGCGCTTGGCTTTCGTTGGTTTTTTATCGGCTGTCATGGCTTTTGAAAAGGCGACGAAGGCCGTGTGATCTGCGTCTCAGGGAGAGATGAGTCTGGAAAGGCAGGGGGGTCTTC